TATGTTTGGCAGGTATATTCATTGTTTACGGGAGTACTTTGCCGAGATTTGGATTCAGTGTCCTGTAGGGATGGAAACTATCTTTAGCGAGTATAATACTTGTCAAGCAATACCCGATGTTGAGTGCAGCATACCTATTTGTAGTTTAGCAGGTATTTTTGATAGTAGTGACGATGCTTGGCTAGTTGGTATGTTTTCTGCGAGGAAATTTGCTGGTGATAGGTTAAAGATTGGTATTGAGTGGGCTGGTTCGGATACTCACAGTAATAACAAGTATAGAAGCGTAACGCCTAATTATTTTCAGGATTTAGCTGAGTTCGGTGATCTGTATAGTATTAGACCCGAGGCTGAGGCTGTACGTGGAGTTATAGCGTTGAATGCGTGTTCATGGGCTGAATCTGCTGAGATAGTTAATGGACTGGATCTAATTATTAGCGTAGATACTTCTATCGTGCATTTAGCTGGATCATTAGGTAAAGAATGCTGGATGTTGCAGCCATTGAAGGAAACAGACTTTAGATGGGGTAGTAACTCGATGGGTGAGAAGAACATCTGGTACGATTCAGTTAAGGTAATACGTAATCATGGTAACTGGTCGAACGTATTCGCTGAAGTACGTGCTAGATTAGAGTTACGTAGGTTAGAAGCTTGGAAAGATAAAATGCAAAGCATGATTGGGGATTTGAATGCTACTAGTATCCAGAGATGACATTGATAAAGTTAGTTTAACTGAGTATTCTGCTGGGGAACGCTTCATTAAGCTGCCTATTGCTAACTACTTGAAGTTATTAACCTTTGAGGGCAAGAATGTGTATGAGGAGTTGAATCGTCCTCAGATAGCTTTGATTAATGCAGTTAACAATCCTAAGTATAGGTTTATCTGTGCTGCTCTTAGTCGTCGCTTAGGTAAAACATTCATTGCTAACATTATAGGACAGTTAGTAGTATTGATCCCCGGATCTAACGTACTAATCATGTCACCGAACTATAATCTATCTTCTATTAGCTTTGAACTGCAACGCAAGCTAATTAAACACTTCGACCTAGAAGTGGAGAAAGATAATCTGAAAGATAAGGTAATAGAACTTGCCAACGGTTCTACGATCAGAATGGGATCGTTGTCCACAGTTGATTCTACAGTGGGCCGATCCTATAACCTTATCATATTCGATGAAGCAGCTCTAGGATCAGACGGTGAAGCAGCCTTCAACGTTTCGCTCAGACCTACCCTAGATCGAGCAAATGCGAAAGCCATATTCATCTCGACTCCGCGCGGTAAACATAATTGGTTTAGCACATTCTGGCAGCGCGGGTTTGATGAGAACTATAAGGAGTGGATCTCCTTACAAGCAGATTATACCGAGAATGAGCGCATGACTACTGCAGACGTAGATGAAGCTCGTAGATCTATGTCCAAAGCAGAATTCGACCAAGAATACCTTGCCTCATTTAATACATTTGAGGGTCAGATCTTTGGTACCTTCGATAGTGAACTGTGCGTGCAGGAATTCGAGCATTCTGATGGTGTGGAGTATATCGCAGGTTTGGACCCTGGATATCGGGACCCTACAGCTTTCGTAGTTGTAGCATACGATGGGAAGTTAGACAAGTTCCATGTTGTAGATGAGTACCAAGAATCAGAAGCTACAACTGAGGGTCATGCTGCAGCAATCGGTGAGTTCGTAGCTAAGTATGGTATCGAGTCTATCTTTATCGACTCGGCAGCCGCTCAGTTCGCTGGCGACTTAGCATATACCTACGATATAGCTTCTATAAAAGCTAAGAAGCAAGTCCTAGAGGGAATTGCATATGTTCAGACAGTTGTGGATCAAGGACGCCTATTGGTAGCTCCACACTGTAAGCATACTCTAAAGATGTTAGACCAATATCAATGGAGTAAAAATACTGCGTTAATTCGTGAGAAACCAGAACACGATATTAACTCTCACATTGCGGACGCATTACGCTACGCACTTTATACGTATACAATATGAAATCAGGCATTTATAAATTAATCTTCTCTAGCGGCAAATGTTATATAGGAAAATCTGCTGATATTCCTTCCCGCTGGAAACAACATACGGATAGATTTAAGAAAGGTGATGCAGCAAGTAAGATGCAGCAGGAATACAATAAGTGCGGAGTACCAGAGATAGAAGTAATCTTTGAATGCCATGCAGACCATATTGATATTATGGAAACTTATTGTATTCATGCTCATGATAGGGCAATGCTTCTAAATACTAGCGTTCCAGAAGCTTTAGCTCAAGTAGAGTATAATAACTTACTTCTTAGCCCCGAAGTACTGAAGTACTCTACAGCAGACCATGTAGCCACTATGTTTAGCCTACATGCAGATGTACGCGAACTTAAAGCTCAGATTGCTGCATTTACTCCTGCCCCCACTCCTTTAGAAGAGAAGCTGCATGCAACATTACATGCAGAAATCGAACGATTAAAAGACGAAGTAAATTATCACAAGGCACAACCTTGGTACAGCAAAATTTTCTCCTAAGCCTTTGAAAGCCTTGTGTTTTCAGAGGCTTTTTCTTTTGGTACTATGAAATTTTAAGTGTTGACAGTACCATGCCTAGATGCTATAATAAGGAAATTAAAAACTTTGGTGTAAAAAATGGCTAAGAATACGGGGAATAACCGCATCCCAGTTAAATGGGTTAGAGATAGGGCGAAGGCGGCATATGATAAGAAGGACTCTTGTCATATCTGTAATACTCATGCCGACTTAGAATTACATCACACGCATTCACTTACCGTGTTACTGAATAACTGGGCAAACAAAAGCGGCTACGATATCTCTACTGATGCAGGTATCTTAGCTGTAAGGGATCAATTTATTGAAGTACACCATAAGGAAATCTACGAAGACGTCTATACTTTATGTAATAGGCATCACGTATCTTTACATGGCGTGTATGGTAAGGCCCCTAGCTTAATTAGTGCCAGTAAACAAGGTAAATGGATTGAAGAACAAAAAGCAAAATCTGAGGATGGCTATATAGAACCTATCAAGGTAGCTACAGCTATATCTCCCTTTGCCCAATTCTATTAAGGAATCCTATGGCTTGGTACAAACCGAATACTTGGTTTGCAGATAATAGCGAGAAGTTGAATCCAGCGCAAGAAATGATTAGTAGAGAGCAAGGGTTGTTTATCAACACCAATGCTGTTATTAGTTATGCGCAGGCATTTGATAAGCTAGAATCTGTAAATCGTGGCGTTAACATGATTGTTAGTGCCGCCAGCAGTTTAGATTACGATATTAAAGATAAAGAAGCACCTGGTATAGCTAATGGCGTTAGACAGAAAACATTAAATAACTTATTAAACTACACGCCCAATCCTTATCAGTCAGCACAAGATTTTAGAAACAATCTATTCCTTGACTTTATCCTAGAAGGCAATATATTCATTTATTACGATGGCGTTCATCTATACCATCTGCCCGCCTCACATGTCACAATCGAAACTGATACTAAAACTTTTGTAAGTCTGTATACTTACAATAGAACGATTACATTTAAGCCTGACGAGATTATACATATTAAAGATCTTAATAGTGTATCAATTTATCGCGGTACTAGCCGTCTAGTATCTGCGGATAGAAATATCAAAATTCTGTACAAGATGCAGACTTTCCAAGAACAGTTCTTCGAAAATGGAGCTGTAGCAGGCTTAATCTTTACTAGCGAGAATACGCTAAGTCAGATTGCTAAAGATAAGACAATCGCTAACTGGCAGGCCCGCTATAGTCCAAAGAATGGTGCACGCAAGCCCATGATCTTAGATAGCGGTTTAAAACCCTTTTCTAACCTAACTCAGTCATTTACTGAGATGGATTTTGAAAAATCTGTTGATAGTCACAACGCTAAGATTCTACGTGCTTTAGGAGTTCCGCCTATTCTATTAGAAGGCGGTAACAATGCTAATATTAGTCCTAACCTACGTTTATTCTATCTAGAAACAGTCCTTCCAGTAGTTACAAAATTTGTATCTGCTTTAGAGCGTTACTTCGGATATGATATTGCACCAGTTACATACAATGTATCTGCGTTACAGCCTGAACTAAAAGATGTAGCAGCGTACAATGTTTCATTAGTTAACGGTGGTATAATCACCCCTAATGAAGCGCGCGTAGAGTTACGTTACGGGCCTATGCCTGGGTTTGACGAACTACGAATACCGGCAAATATTGCTGGTTCAGCAGTAAACCCTAATATAGGTGGAGCGCCGCCTAAGCCTCCGGCAGATGGGGCAGCCCCAAAACCTCCAGCAGGTGGTAAGGCACAATAAGTGAGGAGTGATATGGATAAAAATAAAGTACTATATTTAAATAGTGCTTTCTCCATTAAAGATATTAGTGATACCTTACCAGCCGTAGGTGACAAGATTGACTCTATCTTTATCGAAGGATACGCAAGTACTAACGATATCGATAGATCAGGAGATGTAGTTCCTAGTTCGGTTTGGGAAAAGGGCATTCAAAACTATCTGAAAAATCCTATTATTCTATCTCAGCATGACTATGATGATCCAGTAGGACGCATGGTTGAGTACAAGGTAGATGGTAAAGGTTTATGGATTAAAGCAAGAGTCTCAGCAGCCGCAGAGATATTTAGTTTAGTTAAAGACAAGGTATTAACAGCCTTTAGTGTT